TTAGAAGCCGAAAATTTTACCTAAAACACTGATTCCGTTTTCTACGATACCTACGATGCTTGTACCCATTTTACCCCAGTCTTTATCTTGTCCTGCTTGTACTGCTGCTGCAATTGCTTCTGCTAATTTTTGCATATTTATCTCTCCATTTCTCTATAATTTTTATGATTTAAACTAAGTTTTAAAATAAACGTTAAATTAGAAACCAAAGATTTTACTTAATTCAGTTACACCGTTTGAAACGATATCTAAGATACTTGTACCTAATTTAGTCCAGTCTTGGTTTTGACCTGCTTCAATTGCACTTTTAACTGCGTTTGCGATTTTTTCCATGATATTTATCTCCTTTGTATTGTTTATTTATATTAATAAAATGTTGTTAGTCGAACTTAGAATCCGAATAATTTACCTAGAATGCCAACACCGTTTTCTACGATACCTACAATGCTTGTACCTAATTTAGCCCAATCTTGGTTTTGGCCTGCTTGAACTGCATCTGAAATTGCTTGTACTAATTTTGACATTTAAATCGCTCCATTCTTTTAATTTTATATATTTAAATTGTTTGATTTTTAAATTTAGAAACCAAAGATTTTACTTAATTCTGTAACACCGTTTGAAACGATATCTAAGATACTTGTACCTAATTTAGTCCAGTCTTGGTTTTGACCTGCTTCAATTGCACTTTTTACTGCGTTTGCGATTTTTTCCATGATTACTATCTCCTTTATAATGTTTATTTATATTTTCAATAAATGTTATATGTGGAAACTTAGAATCCGAATAATTTACCTAAAATGCCAACACCGTTTTCTACGATACCTACAATGCTTGTACCTAATTTAGCCCAATCTTGGTTTTGGCCTGCTTGAACTGCATCTGAAATTGCTTGTACTAATTTTGACATTTAAATCGCTCCATTTCTTTTTATTTAAAGTATTTAAATCTTAATGTATGAAATTCAATAGATACATTAAGCTATTTCTTAAAACCAAAAACGATTAATTGGTAAGTTTTTGTTTACCTATCGTTTTGTTACTTATACTATATAGTGATTTATGCTATTTGCGTTCTATCTTTCTTAACTTATAAATTAGACATCAAAACTGTAGACCTTTGATTATATAAAACACACTTAGGCATTCAAATATGTTGTGCAAAATCTGACAATTCTGCAAACGTTTACAATACCTTTACATTAGCTTTATATTTCTTTAAAATTCACCTTGTTTTATAAACGCTTTAACCTACTAAGAGACCATTGCAAGTCTAGGATTCTCAATACAACCATTTATTTAAACAGACAAGTGAATATACTCTAGTCCTTTTCAACTATTTAATTAATCGTAATGTTGGTCATTGCAACTTTATTAATTTCTGTATTTCACTATTTATCATGGTACTTTTATTTAGTAATTGGATTGAGTATATGAATAATAGATGAGAATAATTTCAACACTTGTGATCTATTTATTACTTTATTCATAAATGTTTATAGTTTGTTCATAGTTGCTTATAATGCATCCTATTGGTTCTATACATTTGATTACTTCTGCGTCCATATGGCTTGAAGATATTAATTCAATTGCTCGACTTTATGTGTTATTGCACTTGCACATCGTCGATATGAGTTACAAATACACATAATTAGTGAAAAATATAAACTTTTTTTATATTAAAGCTATTGCTAAATAAGGTTTCTTTAGCTATAATAATTCTTGTGTTAAAAATTCATGTCCTGGTAGCTCAGCTGGATAGAGCAATGGCCTTCTAAGCCATCGGTCGGGGGTTCGAATCCCTCCCAGGACGCTATTAACCGAAAATTAAACACTTTTCGAAATTAAGAACCCCATAACGACGGGGTTCTTTTTATTTTGCCTATTAATAACACACCATATAATACAAATTTTTAGGGACTTTTTAGGGACCCGAGTCTCTCACATAAAAAACACCACGCTCATAAGAACGTGGTTTGTGTTTTATTCAAAATATCCAATTTCTGCAGCAACTTCCGTTAAACTTACTTTACCTTTCAACACATCTTTAATATAGCTTTCTGCATCTTCTTTATTTACAAAGAATACACTCTCGATATAAGTTTCTTCCTGTTGATCTTTTTCTAACCATTTATCATAAAATAACTTCATATCTTCTTTTTCTAATTTATCGTGATAAGGAACTTCGTAAGTTTTGCTTGTAGCAACTTCATATAATGCACAAACTTTATAATCAACTTCTGAAAGTGTGGCAAATTCTACGTTATACTCGTAATCTCCCTCAATATCGATAAAGTATTGTTGTAACCCTTCCACTAATTCAACTTCGCCTAATACGACATCTTCAATCATTTTGTTATTCAATTCGTTCATTTTTTCTATCCCTTTTTGATAATTGTATAGTTTTTCGCATTGTGCAAGTGTTAAGTTTTCAAGTTTACGCTCGCCTTTCCTCACTCTGTATATCGTACTTTGTGTAACGCCTGTTTGAGTTGCTATGTAGTTACTGCTTAAATCACTATTCAATAATTTTTCTATTGTTTTTCTCATTATTTATTCTCCATTCCTTTGATATGTTGTTTTATCCATGAAAGTGCTGGTAAATTACCACCTGTTCCTACAAATGAACCGCCTTTTTTATATGTTTCGATGTAGATAGTATTTCCTTCATTTCGAGAATAAACATAATGGCTTTTATTAATAGTTTCGAATTTAAATACTTCTCCCATATCCATAAACCATTCACTATTGTTTTGATACCATTCTCTCGTTTGTTCGTATAAGTTTTTCAATTCCATTTCCTCCCTGTGATTACCTTATGTCTATATTATATTATGCCATATGTCATAAGTCAATACTTTTTATGTCATTTGTCATAATTATTTTTAGGCATAAAAAAACAGGGACAAGCACCGTTATGCTTATCCCTACGAACTAATAGTGAAATGTCGTCTGAATGTATTATACTAGCATGTATAAACTTTAACAAGGTTATTGCAAATTAATTAAACATATTAATATACTTCTATGATTCTCAATCGCTCGTACCATATCCAACCGTTATTATTTCTAGAATAAACACGACACCAACCGTCCTTAATTTCAAAGATATAGAACTGATCATATCCTGCTTTATAAGTGTTGTTTGTTACATACCACTCTTTACCTTTGAATTTAACTAACGATGCACCGTAATAATCAACACGCGCTCTGAATTTAGCTTTAGACGATTTCTTCATGTTTAAAGGTGGAATACTATTCACTTTTAAACCTGTTGTATCTTTAATGATATTGCGTTGTGCTACCGATTGCTTATCAGCTTTCTTCGCAAACTTTTTACCGCCTGCTGTTTTATAAACATCCTTAACGATTAAGCGTTCATACCATACATAACCATCGTTACTTGGACTGTAAACTCTAGCCCAACCATCACGAATTTCATACACATAGAAAACGTCGCCTGGTTTATACTCTTCATTTGTTGTAACCATTACATTATTATGGTTAGGTCTACAAATAGTGACACCTGCGTTATCAGCAATCGCTTTGAAATATGCTTGGTTACTCCAAGTTAATTTTTTAGGTGGCTTTTTATTTACTGAAATTGAACTGTTAGATTTACGTTCTGATTTTTTCACTTCTTTAATATCAGTTAAGTCTACGCTATCGTCAGCGAAGTCTGGCACAATGAAATGCGTTAAGCCTGTGTAGTCATCTTCACGTAATTTAGCTGGTGTATTAGCGTTACTATCGAAGTTTTGTTCTAAGATTGTAAATGATTTAGTGCCTCCGCTATTATCCCAAACTAAGCCAGTGTGCCCCCACCGGCTATAAACACCTTTTGTATAAATGGCAATTGCACAAATAGGGGGAACATAATCTCTGGTGTTTTCTACAACTTTCCAACCTTTAGGCATAGCATTTAAAGTATGCAATTCTTTGGCATTACCATAAAATCTTACGCCACCAGTCACATGATAGATGAAATCTACACTTAAATCTGCGCATTGATAAGCATACATATTATCAAAATCTACAAACTGACCTTTCAGACTGTGCATGTATTCAATCGCTTGTTTATACTTAACCACACTTTGTGGCGAAGGTGTCGGCTTTTTGTTTGTTTTCGTTGATAGTTTCTTACTTGGTGAGGACTTAACACCATTGATGTATTTAGCAATCTGTTTATCTAGATGCTTAACGTTTCGTGAATATCCGCAAGCCTCTAATAAGTTTCCAGGATCAATTTTATCAGCTTGAATGTCTTGGTGTCCCGGTACTTCTGTTTTGTAATCAATGCCCCAATAGTTACATAAATAAGCTAGTACACGTGCCATATTATCTAATGACTTACGAGAACGTTTTTGACTACTAGGGAAGTAACTACCTTCCACGCCAAACGCTACATCATTTGCATCAGCGTTATACCATTGATTGTCTGTCGGTGTATTGTATAAAACGTGCCATGCTTTTTCTGTAACTGGAATACAGACAATACATTCCTTATCATCAACGAATATATGAGCGCTAGCAACAATTGACCAATCAATCATATACGTATTTTTATAATAATTCACGTTTGTTTGTGCCGTTGTTTCAGGGTTACCTGTATCATGTGCTACCGCAAATAAAGGTTTTTTACTTGTTAACGGTTGCCCACTTCTACGTGTCCCAATCGGTAAAAAATCATATTTAACGGGAACGCCATTCCATTTTTCTGCCATTATGCACGACCTCCACCAATTTTATTATTTTTATCTTTAGTTGATCCTGTACGTGTTCTTACAGTTTCCCAAATGCCTGTTGCCATTAGCCCGCTAATCAAACCAGCAAGCAAACGACCACCAATTGATAATTCGGTAACAATTTCAGGAATAAACGCTGTAATACCACCTAAAACGATACCAATACCAATAGCGATTAAAGGTACAACATTTTTAGGTACTCCAGCTTGCTTAACTAATTGTGTTAATGCGATTGTGATAACTGAAATCACTGTTGCAAATGCAATAATACTTTCCATCTCTTCCACTCCTTATTATTCAAAATAAAAAGCCGACACAATGTGCCGACTTAAATTAATTTTATTTACATTTACCAAACCAATAACAAGTCCAGAAACTAGCTTTTGCAAATAGTTTAAACATATCAATCACCTCCTTATATGCCGAATATCATTCTGATAATGGCGAAAATAATAGAACCTGCCACTGAAAAAACCATACCTAACATTAAACGTTTCATCTCTTTGATGTTTTTACGATTTTCTCTTTTATTTTCTTTATCAATTTCTCGTTCTCTATTTATACTGTCTAGAGTGAAATTCATTTTTTGGTTGATTAGTTCTTGATTATGTTGTCCATCTTTTATTTGCTCCAAAGATGCGAATATCTTTTCATCATTATCTTCTAACCGTTTTATTCTTGTTTCATAATCGCGTCCTTGACTATCCTCCATTCTTGCACCTCTATTCTGCGTCAGTTTCAGTTGTTTCTTCCACGTACTCTAATAAAGTTGTTAACTTTACTGGTTTGACTGTCACTTTTTCACTAATAATACCGAACTCATAATTTAATTCGTTTAAGCTGTTTAAACGACTAGCAAGCGCTTTAACTTTATCTAAATCATCAAATTTAGTTGCGATATTCACATTATTAGTTGGGTAGAATTGACCTCTAAAGTCATTATCTAAAACAGCTTCTTCTCCTTTTTCATTCACTTGTACTAAGATATAACTTTCTGTGTTTTTTACAATTTCGTTTGCCATGATAATTTCCTCCTAAAATTTTGTATAAAAAGAGTGCTAAAGGTTACTCTCCTTCAGCACTTGTTTGTTCATTATTTTGTTGTTCTTGATATTCTCTAATGATTGCACGTAACATTGCATTTTCTTGTGTTAGTTGCGCATTTTGTGAACTTAACTCCTCAATAACGTAATTAGGGTTAGCTTGTAATTGATTATTCATTTAATTGTTCCTCCAGCGTATTAATTTTTTCGTTTAATTGTTGTATTGCTCTTAATGCCCAAGATAGCATTTCGTTAGTATTCACACCACTATTAAAAACAAATTCTACTGGAATATCGTAGCCGTCGCCAATTACTGGTCCGTGATGTATTGTTTCCTTTTCATCATCGTTGTATTTGTAACTATATAACTGTAATTCGTTAGAAATAACATTTAATGCGTCATAGTCCCACTTTTTAATATCATGCTTAAATTCAGCACTAGACGCTTTTATAAAGTCACTCGCTCTGACTGGTTTGAACCCTGTATTTCCACCGTTATAACGTAAGTTGTTAGTTACCCATAGTTCATTGGTAGATACTCCAATATAAAAGTTTTGTCCAGTATTTACACGAACTGAATTTGCTTGTATATCGTCGCACTGCAAATCTTTGTATTTAGGGCTTCCATTATTATATCCATTATAATCAGTTATTCTTAGTTTGCCTTCTTTCGGGTCTACTAAAGCATATAAATTGTTATTTTTAGCCCACCAATCTCCTAATAAATTACGAGCATAAAAATCTCCAGTACCAATATTACCGTCTTTATCAGTTGCGTAGATGTATCTTGATTTAGGCGATTTATCAAATCGTATTCCAGAACCAAAACTATAAGACGCTGGCGCTTTTTCTACTAATTCAGTTATTGTTCCATAAGATAAAACGCCGTCTGTATCTGCGACGCTGTCATTCAGTTTAGTCCAAAATCTAAATTCATTTGTACCTGCACGATTGTTTTTCATTGGTCTAATATAAACGGAACTTGTTTCACTCTCAATGTTTACAGTGGCATTGGCGTCTAACACAATACGGTTGCGTTCAGAATTTAAGGCGATTGCACCACCCGCACTATTTAGCGTTACACCTCTAACACTGTTAGTAGGCGAATAAGTATAATCAAAGAATTGTAATGTACCAGACGCCTCGCTACTATCTCCGTCTATATATGTTGATATACCAAAGTCAGAATAATAAAGCGAACGGTTTTGGTTATTGTTTCTAAATCGTAAATAACCTCCTTGCGCTCGCATAAATACATTATCTTTTTGAGTGTTTCCTCTAAAAGTACGTTGGAACGTACCAGCCATTTCGATTTTATCTTGACTTAAATAAATATAATTCGTACTGTCGCCACCGCGTATGCCAACTTTGTTTACGTTTATGTCTAAGCCTTCCGGACTTAAATTTAAACGATTAATCACTTCATCTTTACCGACTTTATTATCAACTTTATTAGCGACAACATTAAATTCTTTATTAACTGTAATGTCTACTTTATCGCCACGTAATTTAATGCCGTCCTTACCAATATTCATTGATTGAATTGTGCCGTTTTCGTTATAAGTGAATGTCATACCAGTGGCAACGTTTGTGGTGAAGTCGGCAACTGTTTTACTTAACGTTTTATTGGTTGCGTTAAATTCTTCTTTCGTTGCTCGCAACTGAATATCTTTACCGTTTTGAGAAATGTCAGTGTTCATTTTTGTAAGTGTTTTTTGAACTTCATTATTTTTATTATCTGTATAGTTATTTGCTTTAGATAAAGTATCAGCGCTTGAATTTGCAATTGAACTATTTACATCTTCCGGCGCTGGCGTCCAGTCAGTCGCCATAGTACCTTTTTCAAGTTTCAAATTGGTTATTTCAGCTGTAACATATTGACGGGTGTTACTACTATCGTCTCCGAAACCACCAGAGTAACCTAAAATATGATAATTGTTTTTGAAGTCACTAGGCGTTGTAAATGTTTTTGTTAACTTGTATTTTTTATCAATTAGACTTGTGTCTGGAGTAGGGTTTAACGCCATAATTGTGAACGTTTCGATCGTTTTACGTTCAGTATAATCATATAATAATAAACCAAATGTCAGACCACTTAACGTTTTAATGCCATTGAAGTTTTTGATCGTCATTTCATAACTGATTGTGTATGTTGTATTAGGCTCTAAGTACGTTCTAAAGTAGTTTGGTGTGTATAAAGATGTTTCCCATAAATTTTGTGTCGTGAATTTTCCTGTTGATGTGATTTGTGGCGCAACTTTACCAGCTAGATCTTTATTATAAGACAAGAATAAGTTACGACCGCCGACGTTTATATTATTCACTTTGTTATCTGTGTATGATTTAACACCATTTATACCATTGTTATATTCGGTAAGTGATACTTTGTCACTAATTGAATTAGATAATTGTTTGCGTTCGCTGTCTGCATTATTTAAACGTGTTACAAGTTTATTTTGGTCTGTTGTGTAATCTTGTTTAGATACTTTTGAATTAATTTGATCTGGTAATAAATCAAGTGTCGCCTTATTTGATTTAACAGTCGTTTCTAAAGGCGTTAAGCGTCCGTCAACGTTTTTTAGTTGTTGCGTAACGTCATCACTTTTAGCCATTAAACCAATTTGACCTTTTAATACTTTGACATCACTTTCTGTTGACGTAACTCGTGTTGTGATCGGTTTGATAACTTCTTGTGTGTTTTGATTTGCTGCCACTTGCGCCTCTTGTGCTTTTTGTTCTGCGTATCGTTTTGCTTCATCACGTTTTGCGATTGCGTCTGCTATTGCGCGTTTTTCTTCATCGTCTACAATGCCGTCTGCATATGCTTTAGCCTCTATTTGTTTTAACTCATCTTGTGCTTTAGCATATACTTTCGCTGCTTCTTCTGCGTCTTTCTGCGCTTGTTGTATTTGTCTTTGTAAATCTTCTGGTGCTGGTGTCCAGTCAGTAGCAATACTGCCTTTTTCTACTTTTATATCTGTTATATAAAAACTAGGGTATGTGCTATTCATAACTAAAAATGCAACGCGTATTTTTTTAGTAGTAGTATTTACTTTAAAAGAAAATGTTTCCTCTTTATCAAAACTAAAAGACTGATAAGATATATATTTTTCATTATTGTTATTATCAATTTCTTTTACTGGTATATATATACTATTTTTAGTGTTATCTGAAATAGGTTTAACTTTAAATGAAATAGTGTAAGTTTCGTTAGGTATTGTATTTATCACTTGTTGAACTAACCAATCGTTATAAACTTTTACCCAAAGTCTATCGCCTATCTTTTCTAAACGACTATCTAATTTATTATCAAAGCCATAATCGTAATTAAGTGTACCTAATAATAAGTTTCTTCCGCCAACTTCAATACCATCTATTTTACGTTCTACACTACTTATACTTGCGCTTATTTCAGATTTAGTAGTATTTATTTTGCTGTCTATTTCTTTTCCTAAAACACTGTTTAAATTGTTTATTTGACCGTCTGTATAATCTTGTAAAGTATTTTTAAGGTTTTCTACTTCATTACGATTAGGTATATCAGCGTATAAATGTTGATTTTCGCTATCCCAACGACCATTAGGTAACGTTTGTGCTATTTTATGCATAGCGTCATTAAACTTCTCATCAGTATATTGAGATTGGAGTAACTTCAATCGTTTATCAATAGAGATTTTAGCGTCAGTAACGCATTTATATAACGTTTGTAACTTTTGTCGATACACTGTGAATAAAGTTTGAGTATCAACTAATTTACCAATCGTTGCTGTATCTTCATCCATACTGTCTAAATTCGTTTTGATGTTTTGATAAACACCATCAACATCTGATAATGCTTGGTTTAAGTTTGCTTTCAAATCATCTTCGACAAGATACTCACTATTTAGCACATCATACACATCATTTTGTAATTTACTATGTTGAATAGTTAAATTGATGAAACTATTATTTAAATCTCGATACATCACTTGTTCACGTCTTAAGCCACCGATTTTTTCTACATCATCGGCTGTTTGAGTTATCCATTTTCCGTTCCAGTAACGACGTAGTACTGCAACATCAGGGTTTGACGTGTCATACCATAATGTATCGTTTTGTGGATTTTCTGGTGGCTCTGCACCTTTGAATATTTTACGTTCGTAATATTCTAACTCTCCAGCTACAACATCACTCACGATTGTGTTTACGTTGGAAATATTGTCGTTAAGTTTTTTAGTAATTTCATCTAATTTTCTATTAAAGAATTCTCTTAGTTTTGTTTCTTCGTACTCAATGACATTACCAAAGGTAAATTCACTTTCATCTGCTAACCAGTTGTACTTAATACCTATAACTTCTGCCTCTATATATAAAGGTGGTCTGAAATCTCTATCTTTAACTCTGACAATATCTCTTAGATGTACTGTTACATCGTTATAATATTTATGGATATCGATTGAAGATACTTCATAACTTATCGCTGCTTGATTACGTTTGTTGAGTTCTGTTTTAGCAAGGGTAGTCAAACGTTTGAGTGTCATATTCTCATCGTTACTTTCAGGCTCATATACATCCCAAATATAACGGTTAGGAAGTCCGAAAATCTCTTGTGCTTCATCATCTACTACAACAGTTTCAATTCTTGAGCCATCTTCTTTTTCAGGACCAACTGCAAGTAAAGCAGTTTTCACTTCAGATAGATCAATCGTTCTTGTCATACCTGTTAAGTCTTTACCTTTAGTAATTTCCTTACCTTTGAATAAGTTTTTAGGTTTAGTAATTGATACATAACGATGTTCGACAGTATGTGCGCCTAATTCAATATAAAAACTAGGGACCATGTCGTAAGTAGTACAAAGCATGTAAATTAAATCAAACGGGTTAGTATGAGAAGTCCATGATGTTGTTCTATTACCACCATATTCTGTATCATCAGACACTTCCCAACCTGTATCAGCAAGCGTTTTAAGTAGTGCTTGTGTCGTTGTATGTGCTTCAAATTTACCAGGTTTAATAGGTTTAGCTGTTTTCAAATCTTCTAAATAACTAGCATTACATTCGATTTCAGTTGTACCGTCAAAGTTATCTGCAATGTGGATAATAATAAATTCTCTGAATGTACCGTTATTGTCTTGAGCGATAATACGATTACGTTCTCTTAATTTTTCTGCTCGAGTGTTTTCTATCGTAAAATCAAAGGTTTCTGTTTTTTCTTCTACATTCATACTCATTTCAACATTGATTAATGCGCCATCACTTTGGCTAATAAAATCAATAATGTTGTCATTAAAATCAAGTACATGTATTCCTACATTCTTCACTATCTAACCTCCAATCTATAAATATCTATCTTGCCAATATACTGTCGTGTCGTATGTGTTTTCGGGATAAATCATACATTCATTCATCCCTTTATTTATGTTAAAGAAGTCACTACCAAATGTTTTTAAATCGAGTGCAGGTTCTTCATTGATCGTTACTGTCTTTTCTTCCATATTAATGTTGATTAAATCACCTTTTTTAATAATTAAATCTCTTGCTTTAGGTGGTTTAGGTAAAATCTCATGATTATAACTACCTAAAATTGTTGTTGGCATATGATAATTGTTGCCATTTTTAGCAATATAGATACTTACTGCTGATATAGGTCGTTGATAGAAGTTCCCACTATCAATAAATACCTTTTCTGTCACATCTACTGGCGTAATTCGTTTAGGATAGTCTACTTCATCATATTTCCATGTTTTTATATAAAATTTATCTCCAATACGTTTTAAACGCATATAAATTACTATATGTTTCCATGTATAAAACTTAGGTGCATTTGTATATCTATATATTGTCTTTTGATTACCGTTTTGGTCGAATAGTGTCACATGTATTGTGCCTATATTTTGCGTTGCTCTAGGATTACTATAACCAATAGAAGCAATCACACGGTTATCTGTATCATATACATACTGTGTTGCATGTGTAGCACCTTTTTTACTTTGATTAACATGTATTTTAACTGTCGAACTAAAATCTTGAGTGCTTTTACCGAATGAGTGCTTATACTCTGCACCATTCCATCCACTTGTACTTGTAATACTACTTTCATTAAGCATAAAAGCATCTTTTGAAGAACTCATTGCCATAGCACCACCAACTGTTCCACCAGTTACATTATCGTTGATAGTACCGTTAGTGACTTTAGTCCATCCAAAGAAAGAACGCATCTCATCATTAAATAAAGTCGGTGTATAATCTTCGACTTTTTTATCTAAATCGTCATCACCTATCATGAAATAATCTTCATCATTCTTCGTGATAGAGAAGTAACTCGCATTCTTTAATGCTGTTGCTTGTACAATGATAGGACTGTCGGCTGTTCCTGCACTCACTACTGATACTTGGTCTGAAATAGCTGTGTTTTTAGTACCTTCTACTGCGTATTTGTATGGATCAGCTAAAACTACATTAATACTGAATTGCCAAAACGTTTCACTGTATTTATCTAACTCAATTGGTCCTTCAAAGTAAGCGTTCCAGTACCAATCTTGTGATTTAAACTGTAAAGGTACAGCATGGTCATAATCAAACAGCTTAACTAAATCATTTAATACTTCATCATGCGTTTTCACGCCACCTGATGAAAGATAATCGTTTCTAATAATTAATGGAAGTTCGAATTTATATTCTTTAAGTTGTCTTTGTTTAACTACACTTCCACTTCTACCTAATACTTCTTCAGTTTCAATACCAAAATTAAAAGAGGGTATTTTAAACCCTCTTTCAACTACTAACCATGGAAGTGTTTTATTATTAACTTTTATAGTATCAATCAATTATGTTACCTCCCCTGGTTTAAATCTTGATTTTCTTTGTTTTTGTCTATTGTATTTGTCAATAGAATTAAAAACTTGTTGTTCGTGTGTATATTTATCAATCGTTGGTTCAAAGTTTTTATCTGCAATCGTTTGATTACTTGTTACAATTTGAGTTAATAAAGCGATTTGTTGTTGTTGTGCTTGTAACATTTGCAACAACACATCATTGTCATTACTTCCACTTGGTTTAGGCAATGAATTAGGTCGTTTATTTCCTCTTGTACTACTTTTCTTATCTATATCTTGTGCTGCAAGTGCTAGCATTTTCATAGCATCGCTACGTCTAGCTGGATCAGTCGGAATTATCCATTCAGGATAACCACCTTCTGCAATGTTGTACCAACCTGCATTTTTGATTAAGCCCCCTGTGGCGTATTTTTTACGTCTACCAGTTGGACCCCAACCAGTTAAGCCACTAGCCATACGACGTTTCCAGTAAGATAAGTTAGCACGCCAATCTGTGTTATTGAAGAAAGCAAGTAATTGGTCATAACCGTTTTTAATATTTTTATGTCCTCTAATTGCGTAGCTGTTAAATGAGCCTGGTGTATATTGTAATAAACCTTGCGCTTCGTTCCCTCCGCTGTTTACATCATGAATTTGTTGAGTAACTCCAGCATTACCGCTACTTTCTGTTTGGATAAGTCGAGCAACATCATTCACATCAGCATTTGAAACTCTTACTCCTATTGCTTTAGCTGCACGTCTAATATCTGGTTTCCAAGCACTTGCAGCTTTGTTTACGCCACCACCACTTTTAGCTGCTTGTTTAGCCCATGTTAATGGGTTTACACTATCTGGATGGTTGTTTAAATATCCTTTTCCTTTGTTAACTTGCCAATGTAAATGGGAGCCGAACGAGTTACCTGTATTACCTACTAATCCGATGATTTGACCTTGATGAACTCTGTCGCCAATTTTTACTTTACGTTTAGATTGATGCATGAAAATATGTGTATATTTTTGTCCGTCCCAAATTTGAGTTTCATTACCGCCAGATGGCTGGTTAGGTGAGAACCATGATTGAATTACTTTACCGTCTATCGGCGAAGGAATAGGTGTACCTGTCGGCGCACCATAGTCAATACCTGCATGTCCTGAAGGTGTCCATCCTCTTGTCATATGGAATGGTGATTTGGTGTATGGATTATATCCTCCACCACCACTAAATTCATCTTCTAACCAACCATCAATCAAGTTTTTAGCAGCTTCTTTTAATTTTCCAAACATAGCTTTCATTAAGTTGTATGGTATTTCTGCGCTTTTAGCAATTCCGAATGCGTCCATATTTACTCCAAACGCTTCAAGCACTTTATTAAGTAATTTGCCAGGTTTACCAACCCAATCAGCTATGTCTCCAACTTTATCCGATAGCCATTTAGTGCCTTTCCCTACTGCACCTTTAATTTGAGAAAGCTTTTCGCCTCCCCATTCTTTAGCTTGTTTGGTTTTATCGCCAATACTATCCATAGCATTGTGTTTTAGTTTTTTTGCACTATTAAAAAACTTTCCTGCAGTTTCTCCTACTGCTTGGAATAATTTTTTCTTAGTACCACTAGCAAAACGAGGTATAGTTCCAGTATTAAACATAGGTGTCATACCGTTACTTAACATAGCATGAGTTTGCGCACCATTTAAAATACGAGTACCTTTAGATAACGGCATAGTCGTATCTTTAGCTGGAGTTATAAATGGTTTACCTTTAGGCGGTATGATTGTTTCGTGTCTAAAGCCTCCAGGACCGTTGCCCTTACCTTTATCTCCAACAGTAGCTAAAGTATTTTGGTTTAACTTACCATTAGTCACTAAATTTTGTGTATGTGTACTTTCTGTACCTGTATGGAATTTGAAAGTAGGTATTTTTTTCATTCCAATTTTATCAGCTACCCAGTTCACTCCACCTATCAATTTATTCAAACCACTTTTTACTGCATTTACCATTCCAGTAATGTGGCCTTTGATACGCCCAATAATATTTTTAAGTCCACTATTCATATTATTGAATGTCCTTCGAACACTATTCCATAAACCTTTAGCCATATTTACCGTTGTATTCTTAATACTACGCCAAGTGTTAGACATGAAGCTTTTGACGCGATTAAAGATATTACGAGTACCTCTATAAAGGTTGTTAAACGTGTTACGAACACCTGTCCATAATGATTTAGCATAGCGAACAGTTGTGTTTTTAATGTTTCGCCATATATTACTCATAAAGTTCTTAACTTTATTAAAAATACTACGCGTTCCTCTTGATAGGCTATTCCACGTATTTTTTACGCCCGACCATAATGATTTAACAAGCTTAATAGTAGTGTTTTTAATATTACGCCACACATTAGACATAAAGTTTTTCAGTTTATTAAAGATACTACGTGTTACTTTAGATAAACTATTAAATACATTTTTAACACCACTACTTAAACCTTTAGCGAGTTTTACTGTTGTGTTTTTGATAGCTGTCCAAGTTCTTGTGATAAACGCTTTTAAATTAGCTAGTATTTTTCGGACACCGTTATACATGCCTTTAATAGCATTAATAACACCGTTTTTAATAGCATTCCAAATTCTGATAGATATTGCTTTTATACTTTGCCATAGACGAGTAATGAAGTTTTTCAATGTGTTAAGGATATTTCTAGCTGTGCTGATCAATGTTCGAATAATGGCTAGCACTCCGATTTTTAAGGCAGTCCATAATTTAATAGCAGTATTTTTAATAGAATTCCATAATGCAGATAAGAAAGCTTTTAAAACTGCAAAATTATTACGAGTTAAAGCTATCCAACCACGAACAATTGCTAATACAGCGTTTTTAGTTCCATTCCAAATTGCGATAGATAAAGTTTTAATACCATTCCATATTGCTACTATCGCGTTTTTCAATCCTATTATTAAACCTTTGACTAATAAAACTAAGCCTCGGACAATACCTACTACAACGTTTTTAATAATCGTCCAAATAGTACGGAATGAATTTAACATTAATTGGCCTATAGTTTTAATAATAATAAGCATGTTGCCAAGGGTAGCTCTTAAAATACCACCAATAGCTAATAAAGCTCCACTGAATACTTGTTTAATACCTTGCCACATTAATGAGAAGTCGCCAGTGAATAAACCTTTAAAGATATTAATAATCCCACGTATTACATTTAATCCGCCTTGTACAATCATACGAATACCTGTGAAGGTATTAATAACAATTTGTTTTAATCCACCAAATATAATTGAAAAGAAATTCTTGATACCTGTTAAAATTGGTTTAATGATATTATTGTATAGCACTGTCAACGTAGCAGTTACACCTACTTTTATAACTTTAAATGCATTAACAATACTTGCGCCATTTTCTTTCCAAAATGCTTTAAAAAATGCACCTACGGCTACCGATATCGTTTTTATGAAGTTAACAAAATCATTATAAGCGCCACGTATCATTAACAAGGTAGATGTAAATTGTCTAGCTGCTTCATCAGGCAAAATCTTTTTAAAAATATTTAACCCTTTACCAGTGTCATTACTAAACACTGCTTTTATACCTGCTCCAAATTGTTTAATTACATTCCATAAACCGATAAACGCATTTTTAACCGGATTAATCACCGCATTTACAATATTTCTGAATGTCTCTGACTTTTTATAAGCAACTACAAAGGCTGTTCCTATTCCTGCAATAGCTGCAACTGCGATACCAACTGGACCTGTTAATGCAGTCATTAGTCCGCCAATTAAAGGTATCTTAGTAAGTAGTTGTGCAATATTAGGTAAAACGCCTTTAATACCACCATTAAATAGGCTAAAGAATTTAGCGCCGCCTTTAGTAGCATTAAGTAACGTCATAGCTTCCGAGATACCTACGATACTATGTGCTAATACACCAGTTGCAACAATAAGTGGAGGTATAGCAACACCTAACAAAGTAAATGCTGCGATTGCTATCTTAGTAGCATTACTTGTACCTTGTAAGTGTTCGAATAGTCCAGTCAACTTATCTGCTAAGAATGAAACGATAGGTGCAACTGCATCTCCAATTGTTCTAGCAAAGTTGATGAAAGTGTTTTTTAACATTTTTAACTTACTACCCATTGTTTCGTAACGGACATTAGCTTCATTAGTTAAAGCGCTATTTTCTTTCCAACCTTCTGAGCCTGTTTTAAGTGCTTTATCTAGAACTTGATGATTGTTAGCCATACGTCTAATAGTATCGGCTTCTCTTATTCCTTTGATACCTACATCATCTAAGGCTTTTAATACTCCTTTTGCTCCGCCCTCAGTTTCACCTAAACCTTTAACAAACATTGATAGAGCTTTACTTGGGTTATTTTCCCAAATTTGTGCAAATTCTTTACCACTAACGCCTGCAGTTTTAGCAAAGCTATCTAAAGTGTCGCCACCTTCAGCAACAGCTTTTGTCATCTTATTCCAAATTTGTGTCATGGCAGTACCGCCGGCTTCTGCCTCGATTCCTACTGATGACATCGCTGCACTAACTGACATAATTTCATCAGAACTAAAACCTGCTTGTGCGCCTGCACCAGCTAAACGTTGTGCCATTTCAACAATTTCTTTTTCAGTTGTGGCTGTACTGTTACCTAAAGCGACAACTGTTGAACCTAATCTATCTACATCTTTGATTGGCATATTTGCAGCATTAGCAAATCTTGCAAACTCTGTTGCAGCTTCGTCTGCAGTAAGGTTAGTAGCTACACCTAAGTTCATCATTGTTCTAGTGAATGAAGTGATATCTTGTTTCTTGATACCTAGTTGTCCCGCAGCTTCTGCTACACCTGCTATTTCTGTTGCAGCGAATGGCATTGTATTACTCATTTTAGTAATCTCATTGCCCATTTTATTTAATTCGCTACCACTCATATTAGTTGTTTTAGCCACACCTGCTAAAGCTTGTTCCCAATCAACAGAAGATTTAATAGCTATTCCCATACCTGCAACTGCTGGCATAGTCATATAAAGCATTGAAGTAGATCCAACACTTCTCATAGTAGAGCCTACATTTCTAATAGAATCTTTATACTTATTAACATTTTGAATACTTCTACCAAACCCACTAGATGCTAAACGTTGTGCGTTCCGTTGTTCTGTTTCTAGTCGTTTATAGCTTTGCGTAGTTTGATCTAGTTCGCTCTCAAGTTCATTCATTTTAATTTTTTGTTGAGTGATAGCACTAGATAATTCTCTAGCTTCTTGACTGTCGCGTCCTTGTGCAGTGGCTACGTTATTGTATTGCGCAATTAATTCTCTTAACACTACACGTTGCTCTGACATGTTAGTTTTAAGTGTGTTTAAATGATTACCATAGGATTTTACACTTTCTCCTGCACGAGCAAGATTACTTCTTGATAGTGACAGAGTATCGTTGAATTGCGACATCTTCGCTCTAATTTGAGCCATAGAAGAAATGCCTTGTTTTTGTTCCATCTCTAAACGATTATGTGCTTGTGTTGTTTGATTTAATTGAGTATTTAACTCTTTTAATTTCAAACGTTCTTCAGATAACTTTACGTTAAGCTGTTGTGCTTCTTGGCTTGTAGCACCGTATTGTTTTTTAGCAAAGTCATACTGTCTTGATAAATTTTGAACAATAAGTTGCTGTTGTTTCATTCCGTTGTTTAATTCAGAAATACGCGCTTTATATGCTTGTGCAGTTTGTCCACTCATCTTAAATTTATTAGCACTAATTGTTAAAGATTGTGCTACTTGTGACATTTTTTGTCGAATTTCAGACATTGAAGCAGTTAATGTTTTTTGTTCAAATGCAAATCGTTTAGCTTCCATAGTCGTTTTCTTATATTGATTGTCTAGTTGTCCTAAAGTTGCTTTTTCTTGTAAGATTTTCTCTTTTAACTCTAATGCTTCTTTACTCATAACGCCTTGTTCTCTAACAACCTTTTGATAACGACCTTCTAATACTCTAATTGTATTTTGATGTTTTTGAATAACTGTGTTTAATTGATTTAAATAATTCTTATAACTACTTGTAGATTTTTCTGTACTTTGAAATGCCATATTTGCAATGTTAAGTTGACGTTTCATTGTACCTAGAACATCATTAATTTTTTTCATTGAGAAAATTGTTTGTTTAGTCGTTGTACCGAATTGTTTCATCTCTTGTTCAGTTGAATTCAATTGTCGTTGATACATTTGTAATGCTCTATGTTGCTTACTATATTCTTGACGTAACTTTTCGGCTTCAACACTAGAACGTTGTTCTTCTAAAGTCATTTTCTTTAACTGATTAGAAATGTCTTTCATAGAATTTTCAGTTACATCAATCGCTTTAGTTAATTCTTTCGTTCTTGTTGCATAAGACTGCATGTTTTTCTCTGAGTTCTTGAAATTAGCATTAGATCTACGCATTTCTGAATCTAACGTTTTGAATTGCGCTCGTATCTGTTTCATTGTACGTTCAATACCAACATCACGCATATTCATTAAGATTGATAAACCTTTAAATCTTGATTCAGCCACTTACTGTCCCTCCTTCCTTATTTAGATATAAAAAAATAGCCTTAGTACCAATGACTAAGGCTACAATGCAGAGAATAGCGCATCAGCTTTTTCATCAGTATCAACAGTATTTAGATGACGTTCATCTAAAATTTGAAGTATATAATAAAATGGCATTTCAAGAACTTGGTTTGCTGGTGTACCATTTTCCACCATATCTTTTACGACTTTATCCAAATTCTTCAACATGCCATTGTAAGTTAATTCTTCTTTTTTTAATTTGTTTAGCTGATGCTCTGAATAAACTTTTTTGTTTCCTCGTCTTGTTGGCCATTAGCAATGAATTGTACTTGTTTTTGTAATGTTTCAAGTGCGTCAGGCGCATGTAGACGATTTCTAATATCTTTAGCAGTGAATTGTTTACCATAAATTTTAACTACTACATCGATTAATTTATCTAATTGTTCTTTGAATGATAATTCAACTTCTCCATTTTCTGCTTTCTCTAATTCAGCCATGATATCCACTGATTCATATAAAACATCTAACGGAATAAAATGTGGTGTTAAGTATGTTTCTAATTTAATTTCTTCTGCTTCTGGGTTTTCTACTAAACGAATATAGTTACGTTTTAATTTGTTTGACATGTCTTAATATCTCCTTTTATTTCGAAATAAAAGGACGGCATTACACCGTCCTAAAGATAATTTATTTTTCTTCTACTCTTTCAAAGAAAGGTAACTTATAACCTTTTTTCTTTAAACGTTTTTCAAAGTCGTTGACTACTTTTACTTTTTCTTCTACAACCTCATCTTTACGATATTCTTTACCAGTTTTAAGGTCTTTAGCATCTTTTAAAACTTTATATTGAACCATGGATTAACACTCCTTATGCTTCAGCAGCAGATTCTCCTGTTGTACTATCATCAGTGTCTACTTCTGTTTTACTGTCATAAGCACCATTTAATAATTCTTGGAAGAATGAATCAACATCAGCACCTTCACGAGAACTATCGAATAAAATTTTACGTTTACCGTCAGCGATACGGTGCATTGCAGTACCTTCTGATTCTTCTGAACTGAATTCCCAATCTTCTTCGGCAGTTTTACCTTCTAAGTTTGGATCAGCAAACATAACTTTAGTTAAACCAACTTGTTGATAAGAACCGTCACGTCGTTCACGTTTAAACCATACTGCTACATAGTTGTTTTGTTTACCACGTTCTTCAGAATATACTCCTGCTTCGTTATAAATTTCATTGAAGATTAACTCACGAATTTCTTGTGGGAAAGCATGCATTGTCATCGAAATTTTACCTTCACCATCAGTAGTACCTGATTCAATGATTGAACCGTCAGCGTAAGCATTAACAATTTCTCCACCAGTTTCTACTGAAATTTCTTGTAAACCACGAGTTTGAGTAACATTTGAATATTTGATAGTACCGTCTAATTCATCTGTTTCTAATAAAGCGAAACCTAAATCTTTAATATTGATAAATGATTTTGGTGTTTTAGCATATTTAACCATTTAATTTTCCTCCTCATAAAAAATTGCTTCATATCGTCTTGTTGAACGATACAAAGCAAATTCTTTGTTATATTCATTTCCTAAATTACTTACTTGCCCTGCTTTCAATTCTTTCCAGAGCAAATCACTAATACGTTGTGATATTTCGTTTCTTCTTAATCGTGCATTGTAATCTGCGTTAGCTTTCACAAATACATCTATTTGAACAATATAACTATACGCTGCACGTTCTCCGTCATAATGTACTTCGGGAATAGGATCATCGAAATCATCCAATACGACATAAGGCTTTGTGATGTCTTTAACGTCAGGATAGTCATTGAACTTTACATTTTTGATATCTAGTATTTTCATTAGTTTTTCGTCATCTTTTAGGACGCTGTATATTTTATTTAGTATATCAATCATAGTAACTTCTCCACTTCTTCCTGTACCGTTTTATAAAACTCTTTCTCAGCTGTACGCAATGCTTTATCTATCGCCCCAAAACCTTTAGGACGAATAAACTTACCATTTCTAGCGTGAAAGCCTTTCTCGTTTAAATGGACAATAGAATATCTGTGATGTGGTCCTTCCCAATATACACGTACTGAACGAACGCCTTTGTCCCAATAAGGCGCTGATAACTTAGCTTCTTCATACTCTGCGCCAGTATCTCTAAAGTAACGAATATTACTTTTGATAGCGTCTAAAACAATATTTCCTGCCTTAATCAACGCCTTATCTATAATTTTGTTCATTCTTTGACGACTAAATTTATTCTCCAAATCTTTTTGAAGTTGTTTTAATCCATCTGCACGAATACCACTAAAATTATTACTCGCCATTAGATACCACCCCTGCAGTTAACATTAAAAATTGTTCGTTCTCTACATCAGGTTGTACTAATTTAATATTCAAATCTTGATGAATATATGGCGAATCTATTGCAACGTAATGCTTCTCGTTTGGTATATATTGCCCGTGTGTTTCACGTATAAATATCTTCACATCATGTTCTGTACCATTTGCAATTGCTTGTTGTAATTCAGTCATTTTCCACTGTGGAACGTATGCCCAACAATGATATAAAACTCTTTTACGTTTTACACCTGCTTCTGGTCCTTCGTTATCTTGATACTCATAAAAATGAACACGCGTATTTAACTTTTTTGTTGTAATAAATGGTTTTTTAAATTTACTTTTCATTTACATCACGCTCTCTTAATGTCAAAAATCCAAAGTGTAACAAATCATCTTGATAATTGTCGTTAAAGAACTCTAATAAATCTTCATAATCATATCGAGCGCGTGCAAAAACTAAGTTTTTACCATTCAAATTACTATTAATATCAAATGCACCAAAACGTGTTTCTAAGTTCTCGTAAGACATATTTAAAACACGTAATAAGTGTTCATCTTCCGTATCATGAGAAATCTTAGTGTATTCTTTAAATTCATCTAAAATTTCATCCGATATCTTAACGCTTGGCATTAGTATCAACTACTTTCTTAGGCTTGTGCTGCACCGTCTGTAGTACCACCTGCAGGAGTTGAAGTACGAACTGCAGTAGATAATTCTAAGTCATACACGCGTGATGCATTGTTATCAGCTGGTTGACCATAAGCAAATGTTTTAGCAGTGTATAAAATACAATCTTCTAAAGCTAAAGTTTGGTCGAATTTTTTTACTGTTAATCCGCCACCACGTACTGCATCATAACGATCAGTTACAAAAGCAACTAATTTATTTGTTGGAACAAATTCAGATGATACGATTTGTACGTTATAAGGTAATACAGTTACAAAACCACCATTAGCAGTTAAGTAAGTGTAACGTGCTTGTACATCCCATGAGTCTTGTGGGTTAACTACTAATACAACTTTACCGTCAATGTTTACTTCTTTACCGTTTTCTTTAACAGATAAGCCTTTTAATACGTCTTTTAATTCATTTACAGTTGTGTCTGCATCTGCAAAAGTTAAAGTTCCAGATGTTGTTTTATCAACGACACCGCCATTTTCTTGGATATCTTTCATCAATCCAACTGGTTGGTCTTTAGATGCACCTTCACCAGTTAAGAAAGCAGCTTCTAAAGCAACTGAAATAGCTTCTTCAATTTGAGTACGAACAAAACGCTCTACCCAGTTAGGACCAAACATTTTTAAATCATCTGGAATAACTACGAAACAAGTTAATTTAGATTGTTTGAATTCTTCTTCATCAAATGCAGCATCTAATTGACCTTTGATTTCACCAAAGATTTTACCCCAAACAGCTTGACCTGTTGGTTCTGCTTTAATGATACGTGTTACTAAACCTGCGTTTTGAATGTTGATTTTTGAAAGTAATGGATGTTCTGATTGTAAATCATCAAACACACGTTCAATAACTGTTTCAGGTAATAATTTTTCTTCTTTATATCCTACTTCTGTATTGATTTCATTAAAGAATTTACGTTCTTCTGAAGTTAAAGGATCTTGTGAACGTTTAGCTAAAATACCGTTGTCTACTACACGATTATTTACTTCCGCTGAAATTTCTTCTTGTAAATCGTTTGATAATGCATCAAACATTTCTCCGAATGCTTTTGATTGTTCTTCATCACTTGCACCATTGCGAACTAATTCTGCAAAGTTTGCTTTGTGATCTTGATAGTTTTTTAATTTCTCTCCTACTTTGATAGGCATTAATATTCCTCCTTAAATTTATGCATAAAAATTAGCCATTAACATCAATTGCTAATAGCTACTTAAAATGCAAATCTTGAAAATTTATTTTCTTTTGGTGGTGGATTAGTACCTCCGCCTTGGCCTTCGCCTTCATTACCTTCGTCATCGCCTTTTTCTAATTTATCTAGGCGTGACTTAATGTTTTTAACTTCGTTTTCCAAATCTGCAATACGTTTTTCATTTGAATCATCACTTGAAGGTTCATCTGGTGTTCCTTCTTCTGCTTCATCAATCATTGCATTAAGAATGCTTCTTTGTTCTTTAAGTCTTGCTACATACTTAGAGTCTTTCAAGTTTTCTACACCTTCTTTCTGCTTATCAACAGATTTACGAGATGATTTCTCATCTGCAAAACCTTTATTGATTGCTTCATCTGCAGTTAACCACGTTTCATTAGCGATTAGATTATCAATCTCATCACGATCTAAACCTGTTCTATCATGATATATATCAACAATAGATGTATCAATTGCAGTTAAAGCATTCAATGTTTTTTGAATATCTGATTTGTTACCAAAAGCCATTGTAGAAGCCTCATGTACCATCATATTTGCACCCGTTCGGATGATAATCTTATCTCCTGCCATTGCAACTAATGATGCAGCACTTGCAGCTAATGCAGTGACTTCAATTGTAATGTGATTTGATAAGGACTTTAAGTAATTATAAATTTCTATTCCTTCAAACACATCACCACCGCCAGAATTTAAGCGAATAACAATATCTTCTTTAACATTATCAAGCGAATCTTTCACAGCTTTTGCGCTGATAGTGTCGTCAAGAAAAGATAAGTTAGCAATAGTACCTGACAACGTTAAAATGTGCTTGTTATTCTTAGTTTCGTTTCTAAAAACTGGCGTGACATTTCTCACAATCGGATTACTCATTATTAGTCTCACCTCCTCCAACTGGTGAAACTGATTCGTAGTTTTTAGTTAATACGTATTCATCTAGGTGTTCATCATCTCCTGGTTCATCGCCAAGCATGACACGAATTTGATTACCAGTATAAGTACCAGAAGAACGTAGTTTATCAATCGCTTCTGCTAATTCGATTGGGTTTTTCTTATCTATACCGACAATTTCAATGCGTTTATTTTCTTTTAAGTACTCATCTTTAAAGAATAATTTAGCATTTAATTCGCGCTCTAATTTCTTAGTTAAAGGTTTAAAACAAAATTGATTAGTTGCTTCAATCGCTTTTTCTAAATCTGCATTTTCTCCTAGAATTAAAGAGGGTGATACACCGACAATGCGTGCAATATAGATGAGAATATCTTCTATTGCTTGTCGTAACTCTTTGAAATCTGATCCATTCGCACTAGAGTTATTCGTTGAATGTTCTTCGTATTCCAAACCTTTCGTTAAAGGTACAACTGCAACTTGATTTTTCTCAAAGGTATTAAAAATCATATCTATATAATCTTGGATACCTTTCGTACTTAATTGTGTTGAACCTATATTCAAAACGCCTCGTATTTGATTTTTCTTGAGTTGCATATTTAACATGCGACCAAATACTTCGCCATAATCTTCAAACAATCCTAATGAGAATTTATCTAGCTTTTCATTGGCGTATTCTAAATAAATTACATCATCCATTGAAAAGTAGCGATTATATTTATAGTCGTTAACCATAACTGAATTAAAGCGATGTGGTAATAGTCCTAAGTCTGTTTCATGTTCGAAATCATCTGCCACATATAAATAATCATCATCCGATTTAATGATTAAAGCTTCGTTATCGACAAGAAGTTTATAAATAAATTTCTGCCAAAACTGTGTAGCATTTTGATTAGGGTTTGGTCGAACATTCAATAAGTAATACATATCATCTTTAGTGACATGATCACTTTCTTTCACTCTAAATTCAGATTGAGCGATTGTCCTTGCTACATACTCAACTACCACATTTAAAGCCATTCTTTTGATATAGGCTTTTGAACTTGTTTCTTGTAAAAGTTCTAAATCATACATCCATGAAATCTCTTTATTTTTTTGAAATATCTTATCAAATAGCCCCATAACTTATTCCCTCCTTCCTTTAAAATCTCAAGCCCCTTAACAGATTAATTTCTTCTTCTAAATTAGAATCTTTCAAATCATCTGCTCTATACAACGCATGTATAAGAGCTTGGAAACCATCAGTTTTACGTCTTATTGGTTCTTTCTTTTCATACTCTTTATTACCGTCCTTGCGTATCTTAACAGCTACATTTTGCGTATACCAACGCATTAGAGGGTTATCACCAAAGATAAGATGATGTTGCGCGAACATATCTTCAACTCTTGGTGCAAGTAATGATTGAATTGCACGAGTGTTTTTTATTACTTCATATTCGATACCTGCATCTTCAAATAAAGGTCTAAGTAAATCCATACGGAAGTTGTCGGCTACGACTTTTTGTAGTCCATAATTCTTTTGCGCTTCGATAAACCAATCAATAATATGTTTAGGGTTTATTGTTGGCTCATCTACAATTGTGAGTAAACCTTTTTTCTCCCATTCATGAATAGGTGGCTTTAATTTGTATTTATCAAGAAATTCTTTTCTAGCGAATGAGTGAGTTTTCCAAATATAATCATCACCGGATCTAAACAATAAGCCGACTGCTGCAAAGTCTTTTAAACTCGCATAATCAAGACCACCAATACATTCATTGTTTTCAAGTGGGGGTATAGGTCGATTTGTAGCCATTATGTCATCCCACGGTGCTACAACACTTTGAGTGTCAGTTTCAGGCATATTCATTCGTTTAGTCATAAATTCCGGTCGATTAGATGGATTAAACTGAAGTCCTAGATATTGTTGATGGACTTCTTTAAATAATTGAGCGCCATATTCACTTTTAGGGTTTTCAAACATTGGGTTTGCTTTTTCCCAAAGTTCCGGTTTATCTATTTCTTCTTTATCATCAATTTTGCAAATGAAAGGGAACAATCTATCTTCTGGATTAATACCTTTTAAGACATTGTCTGCTCTTTCTTTTAATCTATCTAAAAACCCTTCTCTTACATATCCGTCTGTACCTATGTAGAAAGTACGAGGGTGTGCAACTTTACCTAGTCCACTTCGTTTAATATTAATAATCGTATCTTTTTCGTAAGCATGAACTTCGTCAAAGAAAATACAACCTTCACGAGCGCCATCTTTCGTTTTTTCATTAGATGTATCAAACAAGAACTGCGATTTGGTACTTGTTCCTTCCACATAAACCTTACTTAAATAAAAAGGGTTGTTAGGTCGTTCGCCTGTAATATATAAGTTGTTACTTTCTATCATTTCATAGATTTCCCTAAAACTTACTCGCGCCTGTTTCTCACTATTAGCTACTACTGACATATTATATTTAGGAATACCGTGTAATGGTGTCATAAAGAACGCTGCTAACGTACTAATATAACCGTTCTTGCCACCGCCACGAGCCATTGATATGAAGAACTCCGAAAAATAAGGCGTTTTAGTATCTTTTTCATATAAGAAAACAAAACATGAAATGAACTTTTGGAAGTCTTGTAGTTTGAAAAACCATTTCTCACTAAACTTGATGTAATCTTCTATTTTTTGATCATCAAAATAAAGGTCATCACGTTGCAAGATATTATCTTCTAAAAAAGATACAAGTCTAATGCGCTCTTTGTTAAAAATAACGTTGCCTGATTTATATTTTTCTATATAATCTGTAACATGTTTAGGTATCTTCATGTTAAATCAGGTCCTTTCGCTTGTTCTTGTCTGCGTCTTTCTTCGGCTTTTCTTTCTAAATGAAACGATTTCTCTAAAGCTAACAACGAACCATTCACTTTGTTCTTCTCTGCTATTGCAGGATTAGGTTTGATGTACTCTTGTGAAGCGTTTTTCACTACTGTAATCGGCCCAGATTGTTCGATATAAACATCTAATGCGTAAAATAATTTAAGTAAATTGGTATAGCGCTCAACTTTTTCAACTTCTATATCATTATCTGTATCTATCTGCTTCATTAGGTAATCTTCTGAAGCATTAATTCGTTCAATTTGACTGGGTGTTAATTTATCTTTGAGGTATTTATCCTTTTTCAATCCCCTCCCCCCTTTGCTTATTTTTTTATTTTTTCGAAATGTCAAGCCCCCTTACGTATCTTTTTGATGAATAAATCTGCAGAGTTGACCCAAGCGCCGGTTTCCGCGAAGTCTTTTGTGGCGCGATTTATTTAGGCGGGGGGTATTTGACATTTTTTACACTTTTATTTATTTTAATTAAATAATATTTTTATACAATTTTATTTTACCAATTTTCATCATTAAATTTATTCTTTCTATTGTTTGGATTATGTTCAAATCTTCCATGACGTTTGTTGTGATGGAATTTACATAGTGTTCTTAGATTAGAAAGTTCATATGCTAAATCTGGTCTTATTTCTAACTCTTTAATATGGTCAACTTCTAGTGATTGTTTCTGATTAATCGTCAATCTACCTTCTGCATTACACATGACACATTCAAAATGATCGCGTGCTAATACCTTTAGTCTTGTCTTACGCCACTTCGCATTAGAGTAGAAACCTTTATTCTTTGTACGTTGTTCTATATAGTTTGCATATGCTTTACTCATCTTTATTACTCCAAACAAAAAGACACACCACCTATGTGATGTGCCTGTACTTTATATACTATTTGATACTACTATAATACCTTATTGACAACCCGCACTTCTAGTATGTCGGAAGTGCGCTTAGTCAAAGCTTACCCAACCAATTCGTTTAGCTGTCTCTCTCATTAATTGGTTACGCATACGAAGTGTAGCATCTCTACTGATTACTTTGTTATCTTCCCTTGCCTTTGTTAACTCATGTGCAATGTCTGGCCACTCATATACTGTTAAGTCTTTCTCCCAGTATCTATAATCAACTATAAGCTTTTGTTCTTGAGTAGCGTCTTTATATACATCTTCAATAGCTTGTATGATTGCTTGTAGATTATTGTACTTCAAGTCACTATGTAACTTAGTAACTTCATTCTCTACTGGACTAGATGGTAAGTTACTCTTACCACCACCATGATTAGTATCTGCTGGTTGATATAGTAACTCATATCTTCTGAATACTAATTGTCCTTTCATATCTTCGTACTTCTCCCAGTACTCTTCTAACTTTGGTATGTCTGTCTTACCTAAGTTCATGCGCTACCTCCATTACTTAAACTGTTTCTTCGCTCTCTCTATCTCACGTTCAATATCTTCTATGTCACTTTCTCTTACAAACTTACTAAAGAGATATACGTTGGTGTATTTCAGTGCATCTAATTCATTACGCAAGATTGAGTTACTACCTAATGCAATCAGTAATGCTATTGCGAGAATTATTGATATTGTTATCCACATGCTAATTCACTTCCTCTAAATAAGTGTTGAGTGCTAAAACTTTGAAGTTGTACGCTTTAGATAATTCATAAGCTACATCTCTATCACTAAACCGTTCAGCTTTGTATACATCTGTTGTTGTTTCAAGAACTTTATGTGTTACTTTGTTACCTGCATAAATTGATACAGTATCTTTATAGTATCGACCTTCTTTGGTTTCCAATATATAATCTTGAGTTAAAGGTGTTTGCATCACTCTGAAACCTCCGCGTTCAAATGGATATGATCATCCTGTGTAAAATCTTGTGGCACTTCCACATCATCTACACTCTGCAACTTAACGATAAGTTCGTTAGTTAGATATTTGCTTAGTTCATACATTCCGATAATGAACCATATTTTTAGTATGCGTTTAATCATTACGTTCACTCCTTATCGAATATTCCTAATTTTTTATATTCATCTTCTAGCCAACGCCAATTTGTTTTAGGTGGTTTAATGCAATTTAATAACCCTTTGACTTCGACTTTCTCTTTAGCTTCTTTCTCACTCTCTGCCTCTACCAACGTCATACGTTCATTCTCTCTAGGTGCTTCTACATTTACATGCACATGACCTGTGCTGTCTGTAAATTCTCTGATTAGGTATTGCATTATTCTACAACCTCTAAAATCTCATGTTTCATTCTGTATTCTTTGACAGTACCATAGCAGCGTTCTGCAATATCCATAGCACTATCTAAATAAGAAGTTTTAATAGCTTTTTCTATGTTTTTAGTGAAACTGTATACATTTCCAAATGCATTTGTTGATACGTACAAGCCACTCTTTATTTCAATAATATATTTCTTGTCATTTTGATTATCTTCCATTCCCACTCACTCCTTATCCAGCTTGTTATTCTCGAATTGTTTTCTTTTACGTTCTTCAAACTCTTTGCGTTTGTTTCTAGTTTTCTTTGCAATTCTTTTATATTCACGTTCTTCTTTGGTATTTTCTAAATACATTTTGACAATCATTCCTGCCGAACTGACTAATAATAGTAAGGCTATAATAATTAAAATTAGTTCTGTCACTTCCCCAGCACCTCTTTTACACGTTGATATATGTCCTTACTCCCCTGTACTTCCGTATGCTCCACGTTCTGATTCTTCGTCAAACTCTTGCACCTCCGTTGGCTCTGGCAACATCACTGGTGTAACAACCAATTGTGCTAAGCGTGTTCCTGCTTTAACTACGATTGCCTCATCACCGATATTGTCTGTAATAATTCCAATTTCTTTGTTATACGTGTGATCAATTGTTCCAAGTGCTACACGTAACTTAGTTTTAAGTGAATTACCTGAACGTGGTCTCACTTGCGCCTCATATCCATACGCTAAATCAATTGCAATGTGTGTTGGTACTACGACTGTACTATGAGCAGGAATAGTTGTATCTTCTGCGACATATAAATCTAATCCACTATCTGTTGGATTTGCTCTCGTTGGCAAGATTGCATTTTCTGATAATAATTTAATTGGTAAAATTGACATTATTTTCTCTCCGTTTCTTCTTCCATAATTTGTGATAAACGATATATTTGAATATCAGACATTCCTATTCTGTTACACGCTCTGAAAAAAGCTTGTTCTTCTTTTGATTGTTCTCTTTTTGCATACTCTGTAAATTTATATGCTGCAATTAAGTCCTTAACTATTCTAGTGACTACTGTTCTAATTATTGATTTACCTACAAATTTAATTACGTTTTTCATTTATTGTTCCTCCGATATTTGAATTAATTGAATGTTGTACCATTCTTGATAAACGTTCCCTTTCTGCTTTTGTATCAACTATTTGATATCTGTAATTCAACGCAGGTGCTACTGGTGGTTTAAGTGGCGACTGCTTAATAACTACTTTTTGTTCACCGACCAATGTATGAAAACTGCCACCATTCAATAAGCTGAGTAAGTCATTTTCATCTAGGAATATAGTTTGTTCACTCATCACTACCACGCTCCTTTAAATTTATAATTACATGACAGATGTTTTGAAATATTGCATTTGGCTCTCTATCTTTTAATGTCCCGTTAACGATTAAATCATCTATCTCATCAAACGCCTCTGCCTTTCTTTTCGTTTCTGCCATATCATTGATGAGTTCGTCATGCTCTTTAGACGTATCATATAAATTCTTTTCTATTTCATAACTCAACTTAATTTCTTTATCTAATTTTCTTTCTAACTCTGCATTACGCTCACGCAATTTCTCAAGGTCATCAAGCAATGCGTCATAACTTTTTTGTGATAATGTTACTGTCATTCCACCATAGCACCGTCCTTCCAAATTAAAGTCATTGTGCCGTCGTTATTAATTAAATTAAATGTTTTAGTTTTTGCGCGACTAGAGTTAATTTCAAGTACTTCCTTGATGTTTTCATTCTCGTGATAATCTATAAAAATTTCGTCATCGACACCTGTAAAAATTTCAATGAACATAGGCAAAACTGTATCCTCGTCGATTTCTTTTTCAATTTCGACTGTGAAAGTTTCATTTATAGCAATTTCATGCTCTATCGACAAATTTTGAATTTTATCGAAATACACAGAACCACCATCAAGATTGCTATAAAAAGCCTTGTCACTAACTTCGTTCTCCCACGCCCACTCAATTAATTCTGGTAATGTCATCTCTACCTTACGTTTAATCTTTGTCATTCCTTACACACTCCCTATTCCTTTTAATATCGTTCTCACTTACCAACATCGTCACTCTACTTCCTGCTACCTTAACCACAAAGCCGTTGACACCTAGCTTGCGTAATTCCTGTTGTATCTGTGTAGGTGTCTTGCCTTGTGTGTTGTAGCGATAACGTTGGTTGATTGTGTCGGATAGTATCATAAGATTAACTCCTCACATATCTCATCAAACGTTTGAATACCTCTACTATCAGTGATATCCATAATTACGCCATACACATATTGATTGATACTGAACTCTGCTCGGTCTTGCTCGTCTGAAATATGTCCTGTCCCTTGTCTAATGTCAGTACATTGAACATAAATCTTAATATCCTTCTCACTTTCTTTTTTAAGGCGCTGTGCGTACCCCATTTCGCAAATTGTCCCTTGTGCATGAGGTAAGTAATCGAATATCATAATGTTACTGCGTTCCATACCCTCTGTATCATTAGCTACAATACGTTCTGCTAATTTATCTTGCTTAGCATTAGCTTTATCATTGATGCCCTTATCGTCATGTGGTGCATAGACTTTAAAGCCTAATCGTTGTAACTCTTGCTTTTCCCACTCACGACGTATCTGTTGCCCTATACTTAGCATGTCGCCACCTAAATAGATCATAGTTAGTCCTCCTTATATTTATAAACAACTATTGCACTTGGAAAAGGCGCACTATTTTTACCATTTCCAAACTTCAAGCGACCTTTTAAAAATCTAATGTCATCTGCTTTATCGAAAATAAAATCATGCCAGTACATTGTGTCTGTTCTTGCTGGTATCAAACAAACAACCGTTGCACCATTCAAACTTTCTTCATATGCTTTCTTGATCCATTTTTTTATTTCTCTGCCGTAAGGTGGGTTCATGAACACAACATCATTTGACCAATCTTTACTCAAACCGTCATCTTCAATAGTGAAGTGTTTACTACACTTAGCATTTTCTTCAGTTGCACATGGATCTAGAGTGAAATTAAATTCTTGATTTAATTCATCAAATAAATGTTGTGGTGTAGTCCATTCATTTGATTTACTGCTAAAATGAACATTCATATACCATCACTCCCAACATTCAATCGCAAATTCAACACTTTGCTTAGCTTTCTTTAAATCTTGTAAGCCGTTCTTTCTAGGCGCTCTCATTAAGTATTTGAGTGCATTACCTACGTGATAGAATACTGACGCTGATTTGTACGTCTTACCTACTAATTCGATAATCACTCGTGCTGAGAACTTACCGAATTGATAATGTGGCGGTTCGTTTACCATGTCTTGTTCTTCCTGCATATCAACTTTACGTGTGAATGGCTCATTTACTCTCACAAAGTCATCGTTATCTGTAAGTGTGAATTTATAACCACCTGCATTCTCTACCTCTGCATACCAAACTGTTTTTAATAGTATTTCTTTTGCATACACACGATTGACTATGGCCGTTTGCATAGCAGTAATACCTTTAAATGGTGCTTGGAACTGAACAATATTATCTACTTTCAAATCAATTATTCTTACGTTTTCCATTCCGTTACCCCCTCTGTACATTGCCGTACTGATCCGTTTTGACTTTAACCATAAGATTGTTTTGCACTAGGTTTTTAAAGTATCTAGTGTTTACTCTATGCTTAGCAACCTCACGTTCTGCACGTTTAGCCCTAGCAATGCGTTCTTCTCTACGTTTACGTTTCAACGCTCTTTCGTGTCTAATTTCTGCTTGCTGTATTTCATACAATTGCTTAGCTGTTAATTGCTTTTCATTTCTTTCGTACGTCTGCACCATATTCATATACTCCCTTGCCATGTATTAATTCTGGACCACGTAAGCCTTCTTTATATCTCTTACGAACCGTACTATCAGATACATCAAAATATTTATACACATCACATAATCTGTAACGTTTACCGTTTAAATTCACTTTTATCATAGTGTCACTTCCAATCTGCATAACTGACACTAACGTCAGTAATGTTTTTGATATTATCCAGTAAGTCGTCAGGGTCATTTTTATATCTATTAGAGTAATGTTCGATATAGTTTTCTCTATCTGCATGTTTGTTTATCCAAATAGGTTGTTCTACTTCGACGGTTAAATCGAATGTGAGTTTTAGTGTTTCTTCTTGCATTACACTTCCTCCACTTCTAAAATAATTTTCGGTTCCTCTGCATATTGCTTAAAACTGTGTATTTCAACGATTTGGTTATCGTCTTTCCATAGATGATCGTTCGCTGCATCTAGCACAGTTTTGATTAAGTTATCTATATCAGGCTTAGTACGTTTGTACTGACCTATCGCTATCAGTTTTTGGTTTTTTGACCAACTCTTAGGTGGTTTGAAATAAAAGTGAAGCGACACCTTAAGTTGTGTATTCAACATCTTTTTAGGTAACTGGCTCTGTATAAACTTCTTATGCGCCGTATACGACGCTGGCATGTATGTTTGAACAAATCTACCTGTATTTCTGAAACGTGGACGAGGCGAGCCAATAGGTGCCTCATACGTTTCGTTAAAGTTAATTTCTATCCGCACGTTGTCACTCCTAGAATAAGAATTCATCTATTGTTGTCTGTTGTTGTAATTCTTCTTTTCTAAATAATTTATGTTTACGTTTCATCTTTGCTAACTCATCTTTAGTCACAAGTGGTTTAAAATGCTTATCACTCATTCCGCCTTTATTAGCAAGATAGAAAGTACCGTCATCTCTAGGCAGAACCCTAAGCATTTCCCAACCGTCGCTTTCATATAGGCTATATGCGTTAGGTTGATTTTCTATAAGTCCCATCGCTTTGCCTCCACTTTGTTTCATCTAATATTTTTGATTTAACGTTATCGTAATCATCAAAAAAGGTTATTTCTTCACTTTTTAATAATCTATCTACTGCCCAACCCATTTCTAAAATGCTTTTTTGAATGATTGGATCATCTTTGTAATCGTTACGGTACAAGTCGCCTAACAACGTTTGTAATTCTGCAATAATCATTAGTAAAACCTCTGTGTTTTTTTGTAGAATTCTAGTTCAACAACGCCCGTCTCACCGTCTTTATTTTTAACGACGTTTAACTCAATATCTGATTTGCCAGTTTCATCATCTGCGATTTCACGGTTGTAATAGTCATCTCGATAAAGCATGAATATCATGTTCGCATCTTGCTCAATGCCCCCAGCCTCTCTTAAATCAGACATCATAGGACGTTTGTCTTGCCTACTTTCAACACCCCTGCTTAATTGTGATAAAGCAATGATTAAGCAACCTGTTTCTTTAGCTATAATCTTTAAATCACGACTAATTTTTTCAACTTCTAAACGTCTATCTTTTTGTGGCAAGTCAGATTTCATTAACTGCAAGTAGTCGATACATATAATTTGTGGTTTATCGCTATCTCTCATAGCAATTTCTCTCACACCTTGTGGTGTAATTTGAGCATGATCTTCAATTCTAAAGTTGCTATGTTGTTTAATGTCGTTGATTGCTGACATTATTCTTTCAACTTCATCATCATTTAACCCATCTGACTTTTTAATCTTATAAAGTGGCACACCAGATATCGCAGACGTTAGACGTTCAACAATGTTGTTACCTCCAGTTTCTAAACTGAAGAAGGTAGTCGGATACCCCTGTTGTGTCAGGTTCCAAATCATATTTAATGCTAGGGCAGTTTTGCCTGTACTAGGTCGCCCTGCAAGCACGTTTAATTGTCCTTCTTCAAAGCCATGTATCTTTTCATCTAACTTATTAAAGTTCGTCGTTATAAACGTCTTAGGCGTATCTGATAAGATGTTTTCCATAACAGTTGTTAGAAATTGGTCTGTCGGGTTGTCTTTCTCGATATTTAACTCACTTAGCTCTTTTAATTGGTCGATTAGATAAGTAAAATTCTCTTTCGTTGGTACTGATTGAAACTCGCTAACTTCGACCCTAGCCTTATTCAAAATGTAGTTGTTTAAGATATTTAGTTGATCCTGCATAAAAAACACTTTGTCTGTACCTTTAGAGTTATACAGTTGTGTTAATACCTTAGTTGGTATAAATTCAGCATCTTCTCTGCTTTTGTAGTAAATCTCGTTTACATCTACTTTGCCTTGTTCAAGTACATACTCGATAAATTTTTGCGCAGTAACATCTGTAAACATTGCAGGTTTGAGTTTTAACTTACTCAACAATTTAGGGTAGTTCATCAGATTAGACACAATAGCGTGTTCGGTTGATAAAACATCAATATTCTTCATCTACAACACCCCATTCTTGTTTCATCTGCGCCCATTTTTTCTTACGTTCTTCATGACGTTTTTTGTATTCTGGGTCATGTTGTAATTTGTATGCTTTAGTTTGTTCTTTAGGTATCGTATCAATCACTTTTGTTTTAGGTTTATAAGCTAATATGTCAGATAAAGTAGGTTTATACTTCTTTTCTCTGATGTATTGCTCTGTTTTTAATAATGTCGGTTGATAGTCCCCATATTTTATTAATAGGTGTAGCCATTCTTTCAAAACTTGTTCGTCACTATCGAACTTCATATTGTAAATAGTATTGATTTTATTAAGAATGATTGCAGCCTCTTTTTTAGTCATAGGCATTTGTTATCACTCCTCGTTCAATATGTCGTCTAGTAAAGTTCCTTTTACTTGTTGTTTAGGTTGTACTTTGTTTTGAGCATCTTCTTTAGTTTTCACATTTTCTTTAGCCCAATTATTTAAAACTTGAATTAAATAACCAACATGACACCCTTTTTCTTTCGTGTAATCAGTAGCAATTTCGATAACCTCATCAGCATGTTCCCCTATATCGTCGACTGCATATCCTATCTGTTCCATTTGGTAAGGAGTTAGGTTATTATCTAAAAATGTAATTACATAATTAATCGATTTTGAGAAGACGTCGTCACTTCTATCTTCTTTATTCTTATTCTTATTCTTATATTCTTCTTCTCTTTCTTCTTCTGTATCGTTACGTAACGTTACGGTAACGTTACTTTCTATTTGGTTTTGTTTTTGTCGTTCTCTATAACGTTGTTGTCGAAGTCTATTCTTTTCGTTATGCTTGCTTCTACTATCTAAACTTTGATGTTTTTCCCAATTAGTCACTTTATAGACACCTTGATTATCATCTATCATTCCTAATGTTTTAAATGTTTGTAACGCCAATCTGATAGAATTAATAGGTCTGTTAAATTCATTCGCTAACATCTCATCGTTGTACGGCAAATTTTCAGATAGCATAATGTAGCCATGCTCGTTATATTTACCAGCAAGTGTTAGCAATTTCACCCAAACTGTAATGATTGTGTCACGTTCTGGTAATGCCTCTATATATTTAATTTTGCTATCATCAAACATTCCGACTTTTAATTTTATCCATGATACTTCAGCCAATATCACTACCTCCTTTAAGCATATTATTTAGTCGATCGTCCACATCAACCCAGCTATCTGTTAAGTGATATTTATTATTGAATGTATCCATCCCTATTTGGTGCTGTTCCGAATGATGAGAACGACATAGTGCTAATACTTGATTGCCTACATGATTTATCTTGTTACGATTGCGCCCTTTACCTACTGCATATCTATGCGCTAAGTCAGAATGTGGTTTCCCACAGATAATGCAGTTACGATTAACTGTTGACCAATATAGAAATGCTTTATCTTGTTTGAGTAAGTCGCTCGTTTTATATGCGAGTGGTATATCGTTATGAAATATCCAGTCCAATGTAACCTCGATAATTTGGCTAGCTTGTGTACGTGTGCAATCACTTAATGAGATGCGCTTATCGTAGCCGTAGTACGTCCGAACGTATTCGATGAACATATGGCGCATGTAGTCCATAGGTTGCCCAGTATGAGCCTCTATGTCCTTTACAAGCGCAAATATCTTACGGCGTTGTTTGTCGGTAATTCTGAAAGGGTCTACGATTTGCACATCTGCTTCTACTTCAAACCCGTTATCAAGTAGGAGTGAAGTTTTGTTATCTAGTTCTACACCCTCAATGACAACGGTAGTTGTACCGTCATCTTGAGTAATGTAGTTTTTGATTTTCGCCATCTACATCAGTCCAATCAGAAAGGCAAATCTGAGTTATCGATGTCTGTACCATTATCAAATGGATTATTGCCGGCTGGTGCTTGTCCTCTTTGTTGTTGAGGTTGACCGTTTTGTTGGTTACTACCTTTGCTATCTAAAAATTCAATTCTGTTAGCAATCACTCGCACTACTGAACGATTGTTTCCTTCTTTATCTTGAAATCTATCTTGTTTCAAGTTGCCTTCGATTAAAATTTTGCTACCTTTACCACAGTAGTTATTAAGTAGTTCAGCAGTTTTACCGAATGCTACGATGTCAAAAAATGATGTGTCGTCTTTTTTGAATGGGTTATCTACTGCTAATGAGAAGTTAGTTACTTGAGTTTGTCCTGCTTGTTTTAGTTCTAAATCTTTAGTGATACGTCCTGTTAAAATTGTTAAATTAGTCATTTGTATTCTCCTTATATTTCTTCGCCATTGCTTGAATGTTATTGATTGTAGTTACTGCTTGTTGTTCAGACATCGACGTGTAATCTTGTATTCCAAATGTGCTTTCTGCTTGTTGTTGCGTTACGTCTTTTCCTAATGACTTCATCAAATCAACAAAATCAAATACTTCTTGTTTTAGAACGCCAACCGTTTTACTACTTACCTTGTTATATTTTTCTTGTTTTTGTTTTGCATCTGCATCATCTTCATCAGTTGGAATATTGAAGAATTTCATTAAGAAATATCTTTCTGCATAAGTTAATGCAGTACCATGTGCTTTCGATACATCGTCTTGTTGGCCTACTGCGAAGAAAGGTACTTCTAAAATTTCTTGTGGATTATCTGCATTGATCCATTTATAAGTCAGTTTCAATTTAATAATATGTTCTGGTTTACCTTTCGCATTTGTGGTTTCAGTTACTTCTTCGTTTTCTGTGTATGGTACAAGTAATAAATTATGTTCAATCATCTTGTTTCTTATTCTATGAAGGACTTGAGAGCCACTTACGTAAGAATAGTTGTAACCTTTGGTGTCTTTAGTAAAACCATCAATATTGGCTTTAACATCTGCTATCTTTTGAAATAAATTAAGTTGTTCAGCCATCGTTTACCTCCTCCAAATCTTCAAAACTGTATACTTTACGCGTTTCTTTCGTTTCGATTGTTGATACTTCAATCAAATGTTTATCCCAGTCAATGTCTATATCTTGCAAACCATCGAATTTACGAGCATTACGTCTTAAAGCATTGTAATTAGCATATTCTTGAGCAGTAGGTTTATTAGTGATCCAACGTCCAAAGTAATTATCTTTGATGCGATATTCTACTTCACAATTTAATATTGGCTCTTGCATCGATATACTCCTCCAGTCTTTTATTCGCTCTGTCTGCCCTAGCGTCTGCGCTTTGATATAAGCTAATATATAAATTGATATTTTCGTTTAAATCATTGATATGTTCATTAGCGGTATCTAGTTGTCTTTTTAGATGTTTGTTTTCTAAACTGATTAAAACTAAATCTTTGCTATCTTTTAGCAAGTTATTAAACTCTTTTAAAGATATAGTTACCTCTTGCATATATGTGCCTCCCGTTATATGATTAAGATGAAAATTTTGTTAAGTGTTTGACTGTTAGTCGTTGCAGCGACTTTCAGTCTTTTTTTGTGCGTAAAATAGTTTGTCGAAAAACAGATACGTTAGCATTGATGCTAATAAAGCAATTGCAGCTGCATTAGTAATAAACACATTTAATGCGATTAATAATAGAAAGAACACTGCAATAAACATAAATCCTGTTAGTACAAACGTTTTATCTTCGTTAGTCATTTCTTCACCCCCTTGTGGATTTCTTCAAAATGTTCGTCGATGAATTTACTCATCTTTCTAGCGTTGAATCTCCAACGGTTCAAACTTTCATCTGGATAATGTGCGATGCCCTGCTTTTTGAGTAATTTTTCAAACTTAGGATTGAATAGTAATCTGTCTTTAATAGTTTCGTCAGATGACATTTTCAATTTGCGTTTCAATTCTTTTAAGTCCCAGACTGGATCTAGTGAATAACTTAATAACTCGTCGTATTCGTCTTTAGCGACAAGTACGTGCGTATCTGGTATTGGGACGGTTACGTTTAAAGTTTGCGTCATCTTAGATACTCCTTTCGTGTATAATGTTGTTATCCCTTAATGAAGGGAGGTGGATTTAATGAAAGCTTTTATAAAATATTCTTCCGGAGATGAATCAATCGTCGAGAATTTCCAATATCTTCTTATGAGTTCTAATAGTGGTAATACTAAAGTTTCTAAAGAAGATGTATCTTCAAAAGTATTTTCTTCAGGTAAACGTTATACTTTTGTTGGTGATAGAACAGTTAGTACTGTAAGTGCTGGAATTTCTTATATCGAATTCATCGACTAATTTCTTTAAGCAACTCTGCAACTGCTCGCAACAGTTCAGGGTTGTTTCTTGTTTCTAAGTTACTGTTTGCATGTTTTAATAAATTAAGTTTTAATTTGCTTTTTTCTTTAGCTATTTTTAGTTTTTGCAGCATGTGTTTTTCCTCCTTTAATTTGTTTGTTCGATTGTGAGAGGTGGCTATACACCACCTCGTGTGGTATAATTAGTCATGTAAATAAATTTTGTTGAGTTTGTTATCTTTTGAACGTCTTTTGTTATAAATGTCTGCTACTACGAATGGCAGGCATTCTTTTTTTGAATTAAAACTTGGTCTTTGTTTATTTACTTCTGCCATAAAATCACTGAAGCCAGTTTTTCTTAGACGTTCTGATAGATTTTTTTGATTGATTTTTTCGTAGTAAGTAGCTAAAAATTTAGCAAAACCTTCTAAGATAAAACCTTGAAAGTATGGTTTTTCATCGCCGAAAGTGTTTTTAATGAATTTAATAGTTTCAGTTAAACCAGCACTTCCATATTTTTTGTAAATTCTTTCTAGCGAACGATAAGCTGAGATATATCCGTGCCTTTGGTTTTGGTTGTCATAATCAATGTCCATACCTGCTTCTAATACGCTAAATAAAATCATTTCAGCAAACTCATCACCGAATTTTAAATCCGCCTTAGCAATTGAGTTTGGAGATTTAGTAGGTCGAGTATTGAAATCTTTGTATTTCTTAGCTTCTTCTTCTACTGTTAAACCTTCGTATACATTTGCTTTGACAGTAGAGATTCCTAATCTTTTTAATGCAGTAACTCTGTGTTGCCCATCGATAATGTAGTAAATTCCATCATTTCTTAAATTGACGTAAATTGTTCCAATTGATCCTTCGTCAAAGTTTTTTACTATCTTTTTAACCTGCGCCTCTTTTACAGGTGATTGATAACTCATGTCTGTTGCTAAATCCTTAACGTTTAATGTTCTAGTTCTCATTATTCATATCCTCCAATTTCTTTTATTTTTTTAATTCTTTCTTCCGCTTTTGATAACGCCTTATAATTTAATGTAGAAATAAATTTTTCAAATAGTTGTACATCTTCCACTTCATTGTCAAAAATACTTACTATTTCTTCAGCTGCACTTATAAATGCGTCCGCTGAACTTTCGTGTCTAATTGCTTTTCTGACTTCAGGTTCTAATGATGCGTTATCTCGATTGATTTCAATTCTTGCGTCAATAACTTGATTTTCGTCCTTTTCCTCAACCACCTTATCCTCCTCTTTTCTTTTAGAACGATTTTTATAAAATTTGATTTGTTGTTCTAAATCTCTATTTTTACGTTCAAGTTCTTCTGATTTATTGATAGCTTCTTGGTAGTCTTTTGGCTCTGAATATCGCTCAATAACTTCCGGCTCTCTACTCTCTGCGTCCTCTAGTTGTTTCTTGGCAATCTCTTCGGAACGTTGTGCTTGTTCTACTTGAGATTGGAGTTGAGCGTTTTGTTCGTCACGTTGTTTGAGTTGTTTCTTCAATTCACGTAACTCTCGAACAGTCATTTCATCAGGTGTTTTTGTTTCTCCACTTGATGTTGTGTGTTCTTTGGTACGTTCTGGTTCAGGTAGAGTAGTGATAAGATATAAAGCGTTCGAACCTAAATTGTGGTACGTATCAGAATTTGGTAACTCTGACGAAACTTTCATAAATCTGTTGGCAGTATTCCAATCTAAATTTAAGTTTTCTAACCACTTACCAAATTCTCCATGTGCTAAGTCATTCTCTTTAACATGTTTCAATCTTCGACCAATCTCGAAAATAGATTGACCAGCGATGTTCTGATAGCTTTTGATTTCAGTTTCAATTGTGGTTAAGTCATTACTGAGTTGTAGTTCATTCAATCTTGTATGCTCCTTTCTGCTATACTCCTTAATAGGAGGTGATTTTATGAATAATGATTATTTAACAGTCAACTATCCTTTTGAAAAAATAATCGATAAAACTAAAAGTGATTACGATTTTCATATCGAAACACCTTGGATAGATGACGATGAATTCTGGAATGAAGCTGAAGTAGAAGTACTGGTAAATGATGAAAACCCTTTTTTAAGAGTAATCAAAACTGATTACAAAAACGGTTTTAAAACGATAGTAATCGAAAACTCTCAAAAATATTATGTGAAAACTAACTGGGCTTTAGATTTAATAGAAGGTTCTACTTACTTACCTAGAATTCAATAATTACGATATTTTAATCGTAGAATGCCCTTTTTTGTCTGAAGATATTTTTAACCCGTGAGATGTTTTTTTAATAAGCAATTGTTCTATAACTGTTACAGCAGCGTATAGAATGATTGCTTTTTTAATTGGTTTTAAATCTTGCATGTTCATTCCTCCCTTAAGTTGTTTGGTGCTCTTTGTTACCATTTTGGTGACATCTAGGTAAAAAAATATCTTCCATATTTTTATTGAATAATTTTGAGATAATAAACATCTCATCTAAATTGAATGGCGTTTTGCTTTGCTCTTTATTGATGTAAGAATTTCTGCTTATGTTCAAAATTTTCGCCATTTCACCTTGAGTATATTTACCTTTTCTCAAGCCATATAGTTTATGTTGCATTGCATTAGCACCTCCTGACAAATACAACTATAGCACCATATTGGTGACATGTAAATAGGCTTTTGCAAATTATTTTAGATTTTTGTAAAATTTAGGCTACCAAATTGGTGACATATAATGTATAATTAATTTAACAAAAACAACGGAGGAAATTAAAATGAATCAAGAAGAACTAGCAATTTATGTTGGAAATCAGATAAAAGAGCATAGAGAAAAACGTGGTTTAACTCAACAAGGTTTAGCTGATAAATTAAATGTTAGTAGACAAGCTGTTAGCAGATATGAAAAAGGTTTGAGAAAAGCTAATCAAGATACGCTGTTTGAACTTTCTCATATTTTAAAATGCAGCATTGATGATTTCTTTCCTAAAGAAGAATCAACAGAAGAACCCCAAACATTAGCTGCACATCTAGAGGGTGAACTTAAACAAGAAGATGTTGATTACATAATGAGTTTAATAGATAGATTTAAAAAAGAAGACAAGTAAAGGGATTGGTTTTAATGTCACGTTACGAACAATTACTTGCTGAGAATGAACACATTAAAATTAAAGATACACATTCGCTACCTGACGGTTACAGTGGTTTTTATAAGGATGGAATAATTCTTATTGATAAAAACCTATCCGAAACACGCAAAGCCGAAGTTCTCTACGAAGAACTAGCACATCACAAACTTACATATGGGAATATCTTAGATCAATCTAAAGACATAAATCGCAAATTTGAAAGCTACGCTAGGCGTCACGGGTTCGAGGCAGCACTGCCCTTGCGTATTATTGTAGAGGCACATCACTACGGTGTAAGTAACTTATACGAACTAGCGGAATACGTTCAATTAAGTGAAGAACACGTATTAGAAATATTGGAACATTACAAACAAAAACATGGTATTGGAACTCACTACGGTGATTATGCTATTACGTTTGAGCCGTTGAGGGTTTTTAGGTTGTATGATGTGTTTTGAATTTATCTATTTTAAGGAGACAATGGATGATAATTTTAAATTGCAAAATAAAATTAAATGAAATTGTTTACGAAGTTAAAACGAATAAAAATAATTGCTTCACCTATTCTTTACCTAAAGATATCACATCTTATAAAGTAAGAAAGGTGCTTAAAATTATAGAAAGTAAAGTAGATGAAGACGAAGATTTTTAATTAAAGGAGGTTGAGAGAATGGAAGAAAATTTAAACAAGGAAATTTTAGAAGTTTTTTCTTCACATAATTTAGAAATACCCAACATACCTGTAGATAGAAAATATTGGTTGCTTCGTACTGAAGGTGGTAGTTGGTACGAAGAATTTACAAATGATGAATTTATAGCTATTGGATGGAATAAACTTGATAAAAAAGAGTATTGCCAAAATGTTCATAAAGAATCTGCATTACGCATATTAGATAAGTATTATCCAGAAAACAAGCAACAAACTTTAATTATAAACAATATAGATAAGTTTTATAATAAGATGAAAATTGGTGATATCGTTGTACTGCCTTCAGAAGGCTCTCAAGTTCTTATGTTTTGTGAGATAATTGGCAATGTATATAATCAAAAAATTACACAAACAGAAATTGATGAAGGAAACTGTCCTTATATTAAACGACGTAAAATTAAAACTATTAAATCTATAAGTAAAAGAAATTTAGATCTGAAATTATTTAAAATGTTGCAAAGTCATCATACTATATCCGACATAAACGATTACGCAAACGAAATAGATTCATCTTTACATGATTTTTATGTAAAAGGTGAAAAAATTGTTTATTCCATAAAAATAAATAAGAAAAACAACTTATCAGCAGAAAACATAAGAACTTTAACTAACATTCCTTGGGTAGCTAATGAGTATATAACCAATGATTTTTACGACCTTTCTAATTTAACTAGCACTATTTACATTAAATCTCCAGGAAAACAAGAATATGAGGCTAAGGGAGTTTCTGGAGCTAAATTTATTATTGGCTTATGCGTAATCAGTAATATTTTACTAGGTGGTGATTTTGAAATCGGGGAATGGCATTATAAAAGTGATGGGATAATCGGAGAACGTTTAAAATTAAAAGAACAAAATTTAAAAGAACAAAAAGAAAAAAATAGACATCAAGAAGAAATGATGAAATTAAAAAAGGAAGGCGAAGCTGAAGTCCCTGATATTAATAAATATAAAAAGACGTCTGATCAATAGACGTCTAAAAATTTCACATTAGTTAAAATGATAATAATTGATAAAGATAAAGCTATAACTTTTATTGTATTAATATTATAGAATTCTAAAAATTTTAATACAAATTTCAATAAATAAAAGGATATTATATACACAGGTAATAGGAGAATTACAAACATAGAAACTTTAGTTATAATATTCAATAAAACAAAAATAAGTTCCATTAAATCTCCTCCCCTTGTTTTATTTTAATTTATTATACTTTATTTTTCGAAACTAAACAATATCTACGGGGTACCTAGTACCCTTATTATTTTTTTACCTTTTTTTAGGAGGGATAGCATGCAAACACGATGTTATGACGGTAAAAAATGGCAATATGAGTTTAAATACGAGGGTAAGAGATATCGAAAGAAAGGTTTTAGAACGAAACGTGAGGCTAATTCGGCAGGGTTAGAAAAGTTAAGTGAGTTAAAACAAGGTATCGAATATGAACCTAATTTAACACTATATGACTATTTTAAAACTTGGTGCGAAACGTTTAAAAAATCGACGGTAACACCTAAAACTTACAAGTCTTATTCTTCTGCTATGGAACACATCAATAACCACCCTATTGGTAAGAAAAAGTTAAAGGATATTTCGAGATACCACTATCAAGATTTTATTAATGAATTTTCAAAACATCATTCGAAAGAATCTATTAGAAAACTAAACGGTTATATTAGAACATCTTTAGACGATGCAGTATACGAGGGACTTATATCTAAGAACCCTACTTTTAAAGTGAATTATAGAGCTAGTAAGCCTAATAAAAGTGAAGATAGTAAATATATCAATCTAAAAGACTATGAATTATTAAAACAGCATTTGATGACTAAAGACAATGCGTCATCACTTGTATTATTCATCATGATTTGTACTGGTTGTCGCATAAGTGGTGCTTTGAATCTAAAACGTGAATATATCAATCAAATTAAAAGTGAAATATATATTGATGAGCATAAAACAGATTCGTCTCCTCGTTATGTGTCTATTAGTCAAAAGGATATGAACCATATCATTAAGTCTATTGATCAATTACCTAGAACAATCGACGGTACTATTTTTGGCGAATTAACAAACAATGCGGTTAATAAACGTTTAAAAGTATATTGCAACAATCTAGGTATCAAAGAGATTACTTCGCATGCACTACGTCACACTCACTGTTCATATTTATTAGCCAAAGGCATTTCTATATATTACATTTCGAAAAGGCTAGGACACAAAAATATATCTGTAACCACAGAAGTTTATTCACATTTACTTGAAGAAACTTACAAAGAAGAAGATGAAAAAGCAACACAAATAATAAGCGCAATGTGA